GTGAAGCTTTTTAATAGCTTGAAGAGTGAGCCTAATATGCACCTAATGAATAGCTATACCTCAGATGCTTATGATAATTATAGAGAGCGGTATGCAAAAGGGTATAGTATATTTAACAAAGCGCCTGATTCGTTACCAGCTCATGAGCTACTAAGCGTTAAAAATGAAATATTAAGAATATTGGGTGTTCCAAGTAGATAATAGGTAGCATGGCTGGTAAATTAGAATATTTTAGGAAACTCTATGTTTAATAAGCAATTATGGGCTAACGTGTCCAAACTAAATTTTCTAGAGAGCTATCCCGCTTTACCATGCCCATACTGTAAAAGTATGAATCTTAAATTAGATACTGAAAGCTTTACTGCTAGGAAATTATCTTGGCAAGCAAGAAGAGCTTATCAGGAACAGTTTAAAGACAATGAGTTAATGGATTTCGCAAATAAAGAAGATAATAGCTTCTTTAAGTTAGCAGCACTTGTTCTAACTGCTGCTGATGGGGCAATGTACCAACCTTCGCAATTTATTGCATTTTTCAAGTGTGGTATGTGTAATGAAAATGTGTCATCTACTGGCTTAGCTAAAATACCAAATAATGATACATCGGTTAGACAAATTAAAGTTGAAAGCTTCAACCCGCCTTTACCCTTGTTTCCATTGAGCGAAACAACACCGACCTCTATAAATGAAGAGTTATTAAGTTCGTTTAATCACTTTTTTTCTGACACTTGTTCTTCGGGTAATCGGCTAAGAAGGGCGGTTGAAAAGCTATGCTTAGAGTTAGGTTATACACAAGAGAGAAATCTCTATCAAAACATTGAGGCTATGGCTGATGAATTTCCTTTAGAGGCGCGCTGGCTTCAATCACTTCGGCTTGTAGGGAATGAAGCGACGCATGCTGATAAAATAACTGAAGATGACTTATTAGACTCATACAAAGTGTTTGAAGTGGTACTCGATATATTCAGGCGAAAACACATAGAACCTGAAATTGAAAAGGTAGCACTTCAATTACAAGATAAGTTTAAAAAACCGCACAAACAATTAAGTCTAAAGCCTTAAGTGTGGGTATTAATTACAGGTATTTTAATTTTATATTGAATGATCTTTGAAGCCCACTATAAATTTTCGGGCTTTTAAGTTATTGCACTAATAGTTTTGCTTTTTTTGCTGTTAGTACTTTTGATCATTATGTCATCTATTAGCTCTTGCTTTAGGTGGCTGAGTGTCTTAAATTTAGACAAATCGTATTTCTAGTTGCAGGGACAGCATGGCTCGTAGAAAAAATAACTCTTCAGAATTTATAAATATGCTCTTCGAAATAACAGGCTATTTTTGGCAAGTTGGTGCATTTATTTCAATGCTTTTGTGGTTACTGACTGGTTATTTACTTAATTGGGGATATGGCCTCCATACTAAAGAACACACAACTGTAATTACCGCGCTATTTGATAAGTTTTCCATCATTTTTTATATTCCATTTATTTTAGCTTTATTCTTTGCTGTAGTGTTTTCATTTAAGTGTTATCAAACGTTTAAGGCACAAAGCACTCATTAACTTACTATATAAAAAGGTTTTAATTGTCATATTTCAAATTAAGAGAAAGCTATAAAGTAACAATATTTATATTGATTATGTTGTTTTTTATAGTTACACCTTACGTACTAAATTTTTCGAATAATGCTATATCTAAAAACCCACAGGATTGGGGAGCGTTTGGAAGTTATTTAGGTGGATTACTTTCCCCTTTTTTAGCCATAGGATCTTTGTATTATGTTGTAAAAACTTTCAAACAACAGTCATTTGAAAATACCTTTAATTTGTTGTTAGAACAACATAATGATATTGCACATAAAATAACTTCAAAGACAGATCTTAAGGCGTCTTCTGTTGATGTTACTTTAAATAAATTAGGTAATGAATGGTTAGAAAACGAAAAAAGTTCGGCTTCCGCTGATATTAATGAAAGCCCTCAGATAAATAGTTATTTACGAGTAGCATATCAAGTATTGAAGTTTGTAGATGAAAGCTGTCCAGATGATAGAAGGAAGTATTCACGTATATTTAGGTCATTTTTATCAAATGAACTTGTGTTTTTACTAGCGTTGAACTCGGCGCAGAAGGCTGGGAGTGGTGAATTTAAATTCTCGAAATATAAAAGTTTAATAGAGGAGTATGGAATTCTTGAGCATTTATATTTTTCTTGCCATAACACAAGTGTTAGTAAATTTAAAAAAAGTAATAATTTCCTTATTTTAAAGAGGTTCAGAGATGCCGCATTCGGTGATGGTATTAATTATACTAACTTTATTGCTCCTGCAATCAAGGCTTATATCTGCTCGGGTAAGTTATTACTAGGTTTACTTCAGAAAAAACTTGAAAAACATGATGAAATAAATAAAGTTTTTGAAAGTTATGGTGGTTTTATTTCGTCAATGAGGAAAAGCTATGAAAAAGGTTTGAGTTTCTCCTTAGAGCAAGAGAGATATAATCTTATCTTGTCTAAAGTAATATATGAAAGAGTAGATATTAAAGTTGGTGAGATAATTTCTAAAAATCAAATGAATTTAGTTGTAATTTTAAATAAAAAATTAAAGGATAAACTCTCTCAAAGTGAAGGCGAGATTAAGGAGGAATATAAGGAGTTAAATAAAATAGTTGATGGCTTGGACTTGATTTTTACTACATGTAAAAATAAAACTTCGCCAGAAGAATACCAAGATTATAACCGTTTAAAAAGTGAAACTTCGGGTGAGAAGGCGAGGTTAATTAAGATGGGTATAGACATCACTAATAAAAAATAAAAAAGTAATATTTTAAATCAATCTCACCGTCAAATTAGGCACTTGCACCCATTCTATTTGCTTGCCGAATTCGGTGTAGACTTTGGTTGATTTGCTGTCTGAATGGCCCATTCGTGTTTGTGGATCCCAGCCTTGGGCTTTTATTAGGCGTGCTGATAGGCCGCGTATTTCGTGGTAGGTTGGGCGTTCTTCTGGTTTTAGGTTGTTGTAAAGGCCTAGTTGGTCGCGTACGTTTGAAAATTCACGGCTGATATTTTTGCTTACTATTTGGGTGATGTGGTTTACCAGTGCACTGGTTGGGTTCGAGTTCTTTTTAGGGAGCTTGTGCACGACGTAGGGCGATACGGTGTTGTCGCGGCTGTTGTCGATAATGGCTTTTATTGTGTCGTTGATAGGTATTATTACGTGCGACGCTTCACTTTTATAGGTTTTTTGGCGGTGTATTGCCAGTTCACCGTAAATTTTACCGTATTGGTCTGTGAGTGGCTCTTTATACCAAATGCACCCACAGCGCCCTGGTTCTGCTTTTTTTAGTTTGTATTCTATGCGTGATACTTCGAGTACTGCATGGGTGGTTTGCATGGTTAAGTCCATGGCTGTTTTTAGCCAGAGTGGGGCGGCGGCGCGTATTTTTTCAAATGCGTTTACGTCCAGGGCTTTGCGCTTTTTGGCTTCTTTTGGTTTTTTTATTTTAAGCGCAGCTGGGTTGGTGAGCATGTGGCCTGTATCTTTGGCGTAGTCGAATACGAGTTCAAGAAAGCTTAATTTGCGGTTGTATACGTTGTTACTGGCGCTTTGATGAAAGTGGTTCATGTAGTCGGTTACGTCGCTAAGTGTGATTTCTTCGCCTGGCATGGTGAAGTATGACTTAACGCGTTCGGCGTCGTTTAACCACGTAGATACTACACTGGTGCCGGGTTTTTTATCGGCGGTCATGCGCTCAATTATTTTATCTACCAAGCTACTAAAGCTGGTTTTTGATGCGGTGTCGTTGATTAGGTCGTCTAGTAATGAGCCGCCGCGTTTTATGCGGTTGTACTCGTTGGCAATGATGATTGCTTCGGTACGGTTTTGGCTAATAATTTTGCGCTTGCCGTTTACCAGCTTGAGTTGATAGCCGGCGTTTTTATCAAAGTATAAAAACGGCGGCAAGTCTCGGTTTTTGTTAAGTCGTTTTCTTGGTGCCATGTTAGCTGTTCGCTGCTAGTTGCAATGCAATTTCTTTTGCTTTTGCATGCGTTCCTGGTTGTTGGTCTTCGTAAATATACACTTGTTGGCCTGGGCCTACCAATTCACCTAGTACATAACCGGTTGCTACCCAGTCGCGGAGTGATTGGTAACTTGGTAGTGAGTCGCTGTGAAAGTGGTTTTTGGCCCAGCAGCGGGCTTTCATTAATTTAGGCTTTTTCATAAGTCACCTTGCTCTCATTTGGCTGTGTTTTTTTCATTGTATTTTTACGTTTATAAAATTGGCGTATGCGAGCCCGTTGTTGGGCTATGCAATTGCGTTTAAATTTGTGCATTGGTGTTTAACTTTAATTGTTTGTAAATGTCGCTTACGTATTTAGCTTGGTGCTTGGCATCGTCTAGCGCGTTATGTGGGTTGCCTTTAAATTCGTTTGATTTTTTAGGGTCGATGCCTAGCACTCTACGACCAATATCTACAACAGTGCGTACGTCGCGATCGTTACTAAAATGCCATGTTTTGGTCATTTTTGTGGCGGTGTAGGCGTTGGTTAAAATGGTGTTGTCGAACGTTGCGCCGTTACCCCATACAATGCGGTTTTTGTAACCTTCAATTTGGTATAGCCAGTCGTTGAGTTCGAGTAATGCATCTTTTAATAGCATGGTGTCTTTACTGTTAAAAATAGCGCGGGCTTCGTCGCTTTTTTTCATCCACCATTTTAGGGTTGCACCGTCTACTGTGCCGTAGTTCATGGCGTCTTCTAGGTCGATGACTTGGTAAAATTCTGCTCCAATGTTGCCTGTAAGCGGGTTGAAAAATACGGCGCCAATAGAGACGATAACCGCGTTTGAGTGCTGGCCTATGGTTTCAAGGTCGAGCATTACGTCGTTTAGTTCTGTGTTCATTGTTATTCCCAAGGGACTAAGCCCAGTTGTTTACGTTTGTCGTTCCACTTTTTAACTAGTTGGCAGGCTTCTTGTTGAAGCTTTTTGTTAGTTAGTAAGCGGCTGATCTCTTCTGGCTTTTTTGCTTTAAAGCTGACTAAGGTTTCGAGCGTTGCTTGCTCAAAGCTATTCATTAGTCGCTGCTGTTTGCTAATGCTTTTATGTCTTTTACGTCGGTTTGCCAGCCATTTGCTTTTGCTCGGCGAAGCCATTTACCGCAGTGCTCAAGTGTTTCTTTTTTAGGGCGTAAACCACCTTTGGGTGCTTCTACTAGCTCGGCTTCGTCGTCTTTGTTAAGCAGTATTAAACCGCCACGGCCGCTCTGATTTAAGTAGAGCAGGGGCGTTTGTTGTTCGTCGTGCCCTTCAACCATGCCACCTAGGTGGTAGGGGTAGGTTTGAATTATGTCGTTGTCGTTTCTGTAAATTTGGTTTATTGCAGCTACATCTAGGCGGTTTTCAAGTTCAAGTATTTGCTCTTTTAACTGCGTATTTTTCTTGCATTCGTCTTGGTATTTACGTTTTTGCTGCTCGGCGGCTAGGCGTTGGCTTTCTAGGCGGTCTTTGTAGCTTTTAACTTTTTCGCGCAGCTTTTTAGGTGTGCCGGCTATTTCTTTAAATGCAGCAAGGGTAATGTTTGCATCTTGATTTTTGGTTAATGCCTGGTCGCGTTCACGGTTCGCTTGCGCCAGCTTTATTTGGGCGTTCTCAAGGTTTTTAAGTAATACAGCTGCGCCTTGTTCGTAGTCTTTGACCAAGGTGGTTAGTTTGTCGTTTTGCTCTTGCAGCTGGTCGGCATCAGTGACCAGTTGATCAAATTCGGCTACTTCTTGGTTGTAAGCCGTTACTAAGGTGTCGAATGCATCGACTACTGATAAAAGTTGGTTGGTCATGTTCATTATCCTGGTGTTGTAGTAACTTCAATTCAGCCCACTCGTTGAGTGAGCTGTCAGAAATTACTGGTTAAACCCACTGGTCTAGGTTTTGTTCAATAATTAGTAATGCAATGAATACTGTTATAAAGAGTGTTGCCATTAGGTTTTTCTTGAATGATTTCATGCGGCCACTGCTGTTTTTAATGTGCGGGTGTTTTCTATTAGGCTTAAAAAGGCTTTGGTAACGCATAGGTCGCGTTTGGCGCTGGCATTAAGTGCAATTGACCCTATTAGTTTTTCTTTATGAGTGTTGACCAGGACTATTACACAGAACTTGGTACCCGATTCGTAAAGGCGAAGTTCCTCACCCTGCATATGCTGGTTCATAAAGTGAATGCGTTGTTTTAGTTGGTTTATTACCAATGCTGTGAATACGTTTAGCATGATTGTTCGTCCTTTTTTCCTGTTGTGTTGTTGGTTGGTTGCTTACGGCAACCATTCGGCTGGGCTAGTTGGGCAAGTGCGCGCCAGCAGGTTGTGAAACTTTTGCCCTGAGTTAGGCCGCGTGTGGCGGTGGCTCGGGGTATGGGCTGTTAGCTGCTTTTTGCTCGGGTATGATCAATTGAAATGGGCATACCTTTTGCGCTTGTTTTAGCTTGTGAAGTAACGGGCCTGTTGCGGCGTTATTTCGGGCTGTTGGGAATAAAAATACTTTGGTCATCGCTATTCTCCTTGTGCCGTTAGGCTGCTAGTAAGTCGTTTTGTAGTTCACGCAAGCGGCGTAAACGGGTGGTGCGAACTGTTCGGGCTACCCGAATAGTTCTAAAGCTGCGTTCTAGGTCGTTATTTGCTGCGCTAATTAGGCAAAGCACTATGCAAACTGTGTAGCGCAGTACGCCTTGCTTGATTGCTTGGTGTACCGTTTGGCGCATGGAATGGGTGTTGAATTTAAAGCTGAGCTCGTTACATGCTTGGCGAACTGTGCACAGTTTTACGCCCAATTCAGCAGCTATGCTTTTTTGTGGTAGGCCTTTAGCCACCAATAACAAAGTGCGCGCTTGTTGGGTTGGTAGGCGTGAATAGGGCTTGGCGTTAACGTGCATGCCGTCAAGCTGGTATCCGGTTTCTGTGCGTTGAGTGTTCATAGTACGGTCTTACAATTTAAGTTGTTATTTAGAATACAACTTAAATTGTTTGAGTCAACATTAAATTACAATTTAAATTGTAATTTTGTTCGTGAGTACTTTTTGATAGGCATAAAAAAACCGCCGAAAAAGGCGGTTTAAAAGAGAAATTTTTTATAGCTATAAAAAAACTGGACTTGTAGTCCAGTTCTTTAAATTACTAAAGTAATAGATTTTTTATTATGATTATTCTTTAACAACATGTTCTTTAACAACATGTTCTTTAACTACGTGAGCCATAACGACCCCCTTGTGTTGTGGTGAATGAATCTTCATGAGTAGATTATAACATATTTTTTCTATTGTCATGTACTATATTAATGATAAAACCTTAAGCCTTCCTTAACTAAATATCATTTGGTTTTTGGGTTAGTTCCACCCTTACTATCGTCATTAATTTTAATCGTAGTGTCTACCTCGACAGTTACATTATCTGGAACAGGAGGATTTTCGACAATAGTTTCTGTTCCTGCGGGATCATTTTTATCAGTATCTGTTTTAGCACTAGCACACTTATGTGCTTTTTTTAATTCATCAGTATTAGTTATTTTAATACTTATTTCATCCTTATCTGGAACTAAATCTTTGAAAGGTTTTGATTTCCAGTCTTCCCCAGGCTTTAAACTAAAGGTTACATCATCATTAGTGTTGGATTTTACAACAAACTCAAGAGTGCATTGTGTTTCATTTTTTAAGAAGATTATGTACTCTTTTGTGAAAAAACTAGGAGTTGTTCTTCCTTCGTTTTTCATATCCATCCAAAACCAATAGTTCGTTGTTAGCCTACCTTGCTTACCTGCTTTTAGGTTTATATAGTATTCATCAGAATAGGACTTGCCGGTAAATTTCTTATAAGGAATCTCACTTGTTTTAGAGGGATCGTTACCCACAAATGTAACATGATGTAACTCACCCCAATGGCTACCCTTAAATTTCTCAATCACAGAAGTATCTGGGGCAACGCCTAAAGAACCTATTTTTTCAGTAACGTTATAATTATGGTGAATATTTCTATATATAGAGTTTGTATTTGTTAGTATTTTTAAGAATTCTTCGTCACATTCTTGGTAGACGATAGTTTTCTCCGTTTGAATAATTTCACAAGAAAGTATATTCATTTTGTGGGTTATGTAATCCTTTTGAATCTCGTCATCTTTAATTAAAGGGAACATATGGAGGATTTTTTCTATGAAATTATAGTCAAGAGGATCCTTAACTTTTATGTACTTAATTACAAATGCTGTCGTTAATGTAATTAGTAAATAAAAAATTAGATCCTGAAATGCAGATGCATAGAAAGAGGCAATGAACCCATCAGGGAGAGTCAATGTTTTGCTATCGTTATAGAAGTCCTCATGAGAGATCGCAATTAAGACAATTACAGTAGTATAGAGTGCAATAACAGAAATAATGGCTGAAATAGGGTACTGTTTTACTTTTGTAACTATTGCGTCTTGTCCCCATAAACTTAAAAATAGAGTCACGACCAAAATAGATACGATAACGCCAAGTGCAATTGTTGAATAAAAAAATGTGAACGCAGTTATGATGCACCCAAATATACACAAAATAATATTTTTTATCATGAGATTACCTGTTAATTCCTTTTTCTATAACTGCCAATAACTACACCACAAATGGTGGCATCAGGGAGCATTTCTATTATTGGGTTAGGCCAGTTTGGGTTGAGTGCTTTTAAGTATTTTTGCGAGCCATCAATAATAAGTTGTTTAAATGTAGCTTCTGTATTGCCATTTTGCCTAATAACAACGCACGAACCGTTACGCGCTTCGACCTCTGGATCAACAAAGATTATTTCGCCATTGATAAAGTCGGGCGACATTGACTCGCCTTTTACTTCAAGTGAATAGGTTGATTGGCTGTGCTTTTCAGGGCAGGGGTAAAACGTTTCTACATCGTTCAAATGAATGTCAGCCCAATGACCTGCTTGCACCCAGCTGATCAAGGGGACGTTAGGACTAAATTTTTTCATTTCTATAGTGTTATTTTCATTTACACCCATACTACCACTGCCAGATTCTAACCAATCTGGTGATACATTTAGGAACCTTGCTATGGCGACAAGGTTTCTCGGCTTTAAGGTCTTACCTGAACATATGGCATGAATGGACTGCTGACTAGCACCTATAGCGCTAGCGACTTTTTCCTGAGTTATGTCTTTCATCTCTAAAACATAACTTAAACGCTTAGCTAATGTATTCATAATTATTAATTTATATGGTTTTTTTCATTTTACAAGAAAATTTGTAATATAGAAAACAACTTAATTTGTTGTAAATTACAATTTAAGTTGTATGATGTGAGGGGTCAATCACAAAGTAGGTATCAAAATGACTACTCAACCAGCATTACAAAAAGCAATTGCTACTTTAGGTGGCCAAGTAAAACTTGCCGATGCAATTCAAACTTCTCAACAAAACGTATCTAACTGGCTAAGAACCGGCAAAGTTGCGCCTGATAAAGTAATTCTTATTGAAAAAGTCACGGGTGTGTCTAGGTATGAGCTGCGGCCTGATATTTATCCGCCTGAGGAAAGCAAAAAAGCTGCTTAGGTTGATAGTTTTCATGTGGGTTACTCCTGTGTTGTTGTGTGGTTAATTTTAGTGCAATGACATAACAAGGAACAAACCTGCGCGATATATGTTTTTTTATACAGGTGATTTATGGATAACAAAAAAAGCGAAAGCATTGGCTCAACTAAGGAAGATGTTATTTGCTACGTGAAGAACTTAGCCAATCAAGGTAAGCAAGTTTGTGATGAAAGTTGTAAGGGAGTGTTTTTAAGACTCCCTTACACGAGTGAATTAATTAGTTGTGACGAGCTACTTAATCAGTTTCGCGCACAAGCTCTTTGATTAGTCGATCATAAACTTGAATGGTTAACTCGGGTGTTGATGCACCTTCGAAAACTGTATCTGTAATTTTTTTGGCTAGGTCCATTTGGTCTACTAGGTCAATAGCTACATTTTTTAAGTGGGTTGGCATTTGTGATTTAACAGCTTCTAGATGTTTATCAAACGGGTTATCGGCTTTCATGGTTTAGCTTCCTTATTTTGGTTTGTAGGTTTAGTTACTGAACATACTAATTTAAGGGGGCGCTTTAATAAAACACAGGAATAATAACAATGCAGCAAACGACTTTGCAGGATTTACAGGATGCATTGCAGTACCTTGACCCTAATTGCTCACGTGATGAGTGGGTTAAGGTGTGCATGGGTATTAAAAATGAGTTTGGTGATGCGGGCTTTGATGCGTTTGATAGTTGGAGCGCTGGCAGTGAACAATATAAACCAAGCGATATTAAAAGTACGTGGCGCAGTATTAAGGCTGGCGGCGGTACTACGATTAAATCGGTTTTTAAAATGGCTATTGATAATGGGTTTACTGTTAAGCGTGAACCGATATCCCCAGAAGAACAAGCCAGGCTTAGCGCTGAATTTGCACAACGCGCTAAAAAGCGCGAAGCGCAAGAGGCAGAAGATGAAGCCGCGCGCCAGCGTTGGCATGGTGTGATTGCTGATTTTTCCAAAATACTTGTCGACCAATTTACTAAACCTGTTAACTCTAATAAATATTTGGCTACCAAGAAGGTAGCCAGTTTTGGTTTAAGCAGCTTTAAAAGTGCTGTGATAGTTATTTTTAGGCCTAATTTTACTGCTGAGACTGTGACAGGTGGTAAAGAAATTAAACAATTTTTTGCTGATTTGCCTGATAAGGAAACCCGCGATTTTAGTTTTTTACATTTTAAGCGTGGTGATTTAGTGATGCCGTTAATTGATATTAATAAGGCGCTTTGGAATATTCAGGTTATTAATGAGCAGGGTACTAAGTTGTTTTTAAAGCATGGCCGCAAGGCTGGGTTGTTCCACTTTATTGGTAAGGCGAGCAGCTGCAATATTTTGGCTGTTTGTGAGGGGTATGCCACTGGGGCGAGCATACACATGGCGACTAAGTGGCCGTGTGCTGTTGCACTTGATGCGGGTAATTTGATGGCGGTGGCTACTGAGCTTAAACACAAGCTTGCTGATAAAACCTTTATATTTTGTGCTGATGATGATGCTAATACGAAGGGGAACCCGGGCGTAAGTATGGCTAATGATGCTGCAGCTGCGGTGGGTGGTTTGGTAGCAATACCTGACTTTGCTGCTGTTGTGGATAAGGCGGCATAATGGCTAAAAGTAGTTTAAACGATTGGAATGATTTACACGTTAATGCTGGCCTTGATGCGGTTAAAGCACAGTTACTGAGTGTAGTCGATAAGCCTAGTGCTAATGATGGTAATAAAGAAAATAACCCGCCGCCGCAAAACGCTGACGCGCGACAGCGTTCAGTGGGGGATGAGCAGTGGCAAGACCGTTTCCAAAGAACGAATTCGGGCATGCCTCAAGCAAGTATTAGTAATACTAAACTGGTGCTTGAAAATGACCCTGCTTTTGATGGCGTTTTGGGCTATTGCGACTTTAGTTACCGCATTATTAAACGTAAGAAGCCGCCTTTTTTAAAGGGTAAGGTGGGTGAGTGGACCGACACTGACACTGAGCGCTTACGTATTTACCTTTCTGAAACCTATGGTTTTACGCCTAGGGCCAATGATGTGCTGGGTGCTATTTTGGTTCATTCAGAAGAGCATGCTTTTCATCCTGTTAAGGATTATTTAAATACCGTTAAGTGGGATGGTACGCCTCGCGTTGCTGTGTGGTTGCATAATTACTTGGGTGCTGAAGATACTGACTATGCAGCTATGGTTGGTACGTTTTTTTTAGTTTCGGCTGTTGCGCGGGTTATGTGCCCGCCTGTTAAGGTGGATTCGGTTTTGATTCTTGAGGGTTCGCAGGGCTTAGGTAAGTCGAGTATGTGTAACAATTTGTTTGGTGATTGGTTTACTGATACGCCTATGGCGCTTGGTGAAAAAGATACGTTCCAGCAAATGCAGGGGATGTGGGGTATAGAGCTGGCTGAGCTTGATTCGTTTAATAAGGCGGAAAACACGAAGGCTAAACAGTTTTTTGGTTCTAAGGTTGATAGGTACCGCCCAAGTTATGGGCGTATGGTACAGGAGTTCCCGAGGCAGTGTGTGTTTGTGGGTACCACTAACCAAGATAGGTATTTAAAGGATTCTACGGGTAACCGGCGATATTGGCCTGTGATGTGTACAAAGATATGCCAGGATGCAATTGCCCGTGATAGGGATCAGCTATGGGCTGAGGCGCTTCATTTGTTTAATGGTGGTATGCCGTGGTGGCCTACTGATGAATATAAGCATTTGTTTGAAGAACAGCAGGAAGATAGGTTTGATTCTGATGTGTGGGAGGGGCTTATTTACGATTGGCTGCTTAAGAATATGCGTGGTGATTATTCGTTGGCCGATATTATGACTGAGGTGCTTGGTATGGATCCTCATGCTATGCGTCCGCCTGAGCAAAAGCGTGTTGGCCAGATTATGCATAGGCTTGGTTTTATTAAGAAGAAAAAGCGTGTTGATGGTAAACGCCCTGCGTTTTATGTGCCGCCTGAGGGGTTTTGGAATGCTAAGTAAATTTTTTAGTATGACCATGACCAGTTGCGGTGACCGCTGTAAGGTGCGTGGTTGTTGGTGTGGTCATGGTGGTCATGGTGGTCACGGTGTTTTCGCGCACACATACGCGCGCGGGTGCGAGCGGACACGCGTATTTTGTACTTTCTATTTATATGTTTGTTCTTGTGTATGTAAAAACACTATGACCAGTATGACCAGTATGACCAGTATGACCAATAGAGTAAATACAAGGGTTTCAGCGGTCACGGTAGGTGGTCACGGTAAAAATAAGGGTGACCAGTATAGTTTAATTTGTTATTTGGCTTTAACGGGGAATGATGATGCAGTTAGTTACGACTATTGATGATTTGCTTAATGAATGGGGTGTGTGGTCTCAGGCTGGTTTGGGGCTTACGCTGAGCTCTGCATCGAATGATGGTGTAGTGGCGTTAATTGATGATGATATGGGTTTGTTGATTGACCAAGCTGTGGCAATGCTGGGGTTGTATGCTCCAAAAACGAAAGTGGTGGTTATGATGAGTTACCGTTCTAAATTGAGCACTAAGGTGATCGCTAATAATTTAGACATTGGCGAAACTAAGGCTAAGAAACTTTTGCTTAGTGGCGCAGCTTGGCTTGAGGGCCATTTGCTGGCTAAGGGCGTAATAATTAAACAGGCAGCTTAATTTATTTTGGAGGTTTTATGTTTTCATCATTCAAAAATAATAGTTTTTCTAAGGCACAGCTAGAAACTGTAAATATTGATATAGATGGAGTGGTTAGTCTTAATTTAAAAAATGACTTAGTTAAGGCTAAAATCAAAGAGCAAGTTTTTAAACTAAGAAATTAAACGATATTATGAATGGTATGAAATAAAAGTTGCAATCGGGCGCCCAATAACTATACTAACTCAGGTAAGCTTAGCAAAGCTGCATCATAAAGCCCGAGGTTAACACCTTGGGCTTTTTTGTGTCTGCTGATTTATCCTTACATCCTGTTGTTGTAACCCGCTTAGGTTTTGCCTTAGCGGGTTTTTTACGTTTGAGGCCTTAAATGAAGATTAATAAACTATTAGCCGCTGGTGTTACGGGCGTTCTTGCCTTAACGGGTGTAATGGTTGCTGAATTTGAGGGTGAAGTAAGAACAGGCTATGTGGACCCTGTTGGTGTGGTTACTGCTTGCTTTGGCCATACTCAAACAGCTGAGCTTGGTAAGACTTACACTGAAAAAGAATGTTTAAACCTGTTTGCTATGGACTTAGGTGATCATAATGAGCAGTTATTGAGAGCGGTGAATATTTCGCTTACTACCAGTGAGCATGCGGCATATATGTCGTTTCACTATAACGTGGGCGCTGGGAACTTCCGTAGTAGTACGCTGCTTAAATACTTAAATAACGGTGAGCGTGTTAAGGCATGTAATGAATTACAACGCTGGGTTTATGCTGATGGCCGTAAGTTACCAGGCTTGGTTAAGCGCCGAGAGTTGGAACGACAGCTATGTTTGAGTGAGTTAACTGATGCTTAGTTTAAATAAGATTGTTTTTGCAGGCTTAGCAACGATGCTGGGCATTACTGTTGTTAAGTATATGGCTGTTGAGTCTGACTTAACACAAGCACTTGATAATAATAAACAGATTAAAGCATCAGTTCAAAGTTATAAAAACCATGCAGAGCATTTAACTAATAGCTTGGCTGATGCTGATAAGCGAAATAAGCAGCTACTTAAAGAGCGTGATTTACTGGCTAAGCTGAGAGCTGATCACCAGCAACAACTTACTTCAATTAAAACTAAACTCCAATCTTCTAGAGCGCAGCTTGATGCGTTAAGGCTTTCAACTAATGAAACAACTAAGAGCTGGGCTAACGATTGTGTGCCTAGCACTGTTATCAGCATGTTCAAGTACGCAAGGGTTGGAGCCTGCAGTAAAGACAATAGTACAAACTAAATATGAGTTTGTGTTGATGCCTAATGAGTTTATCAAGCCATGTAGTGTTAGTTCTCATGTTGTTGGTGATAATGCATCACATAGCCAGTACACGGCTTATTTAGAGTCTGTTATTGATACGTGCAATGAACAATTATTAAGAGCAAGAAGTTGGAACAATGCGAATAGAGATTAGTGATATAGCTACGCAGAAAGTTGTAAGTGCTACAACGTATAGTGCTAGCTTAGCCACTGCTGCAGGAGGAGTGTTTAGCTTGAATGAGTGGGCAATATTACTAGGGATTGTATTTGCAGCTCTTACGTTCTTAGCTAATTACTGGTTTCAGTACAAACGTAACGAGCGTGAAGCAAAGAAATATGAAGATGATAAGGAGTTCCATAGGGCTCGCATGAAAGAGTTGCTTTTGGAAGACTCCAAGCATCAGCAGAAGCGTTTTGATGAACTTCTTGAGATTGATGCTAACTATAGAAAAGAGCGTATCAATAAGATTCTGGAACAGCGCAGTGGCAACTAAGCCAGGTACTTGGTGCACTAAGTGCAAAGCTGTTCACAGAGGTGAACCATGCCCTAAACGTGTACCGTTTGGCCGTAAGCGTAACGGAAACAAACAATCAGGTAGAGGTGGCCGTGTGTGGCAGCGAACAAGAGAGTTTATATTTCATCGTGATAACTTCTTGTGTCAGATATGCAAAGCTAAAGGTGTTCTAACATCTGTTGAGTTGCATGGTGCTTACCATGGCATATGTGATCACATCGAGCCTATCAGCCAAGGTGGTGACGATAAGATAGATAACCTTCAGACCATATGCCAAGCATGTGATAAAGAAAAAACAGCACTTGAGTCACGCCACAGCATTGACCCGGGGGTAGGCAAAGTTTAGCGCTACCTCACGTACACCGCCCCCTCAATTAGATTTTTATGCGGGGCAGAATTGAAATTGAAAAACCCATTTGAAGAGATTATTTGGTAATTATGGCAGGTAGATATCCATCAGTAGCAGAGGATAGAACTAACAAGGTAGTTCCGTTCCCTAACTCTACTGAAAACAAGGAAATTAGTGATAAGGACGCGAAAAAGATCGCGACCCAATCGCGTCCGCGTGGAATGTCAAAGCCAGAACAGCAGATATGGAATAGTGATATACCTGAGTATGTAAAGATTAATCGCTTTAAGCCTCACTATATTCGGTTTTTTAAAGAGTACTGCATTGTAATTGCGCGCATGGAAGCGGCCCTTACATACTTAGATGAAAATAATTGGAAGTATACAACTGAAGGCCGCAATGGCATTCAACATAAAACTCGGCCAGAGGTTAGCCAGTACAATGATGATTGGCGCAAACTGAATAGCTTGATAAATCAGATTGGTGGTAGTCCTGCGACAGATCAGCGGTTTAATAATTTGCAGCCTGGTCTATTTGATGATGTGTACTGAGTTCATCTAAATGCAAAACCGTAGTAATTACCCAACGTTTCAACGTGATCACTTAGCTGATATCGAAAAGTATGCATCTGATGTTTTAAGCGGTAAGCGGCCATCTAACAAATATGAGATGGCCGCTGTAGAACGTGAAAGCCACGACCTAGTAAGGGCAGGCAGTAAGGACTTTCCATATTACTTTGACCCTGAAGCAGCCCTTAAAGTTATTTGGTTTTTAGAAACCTTTAGCCATGTAAAAGGCAAATGGGCCAGAGCAAAAGGGCATGAAGGCTTGCTTAATTTGAGCGGCTGGCAAAAGTGGATAACAGCACAAGTTTACGGCTGGAAACATATAGAAACTCATCGCCGGCGTTTTCGTACAGCATTCACGTTAGTACCACGTAAAAACGGCAAATCTACTTGGGTTGCTCCCATTGGTTTATACATGCTAGCGAATGATGATGAACCAGGCGCTGAAGTTTACTGCGGTGCGACTACACAAAAACAAGCAAACGAAGTGTTTAATCCAGCTAAAAAGATGGCGTTAAAACAGCCTATATTTAGGCGCCGTTTTAATATTGAATTGTTTGCTCAGCAGATAGAAAAAACAACGGACGGCGGCAAGTTTGAACGCTTAATTGGTAATCCTGGTGATGGTGGTTCGCCAAGTTGTTATTTATGTGATGAGTACCACGAACATGATGATGACGACCAACGCGATACGATGATCACCGGCATGGGTGCCCGAGAGCAGCCACTTGAATGGATCATATCAACAGCGGGTTCTAATTGGTTTGGGCCATGTGGGCAATTCCAAAAAGAGTGCCAAGAGATTCTTGAAGGAACCCGCACCGACGAAACTGTTTTCGCAATGATTTACACCATAGATAAAGATGACGACTGGCAAAGCGAAGAAGCACTACGCAAAGCCAATCCTAATTTTGGTGTATCTGTAGAGGTTGAGTTTCTTTTAAACCAGCTTACAAAAGCAAGGCAGTCAGCGCGTAAGCAAAACGCATTTAAAACTAAGCACCTTAATTTATGGGTAGGTGCTCGCGAGTCCTGGCTTAACCTTGAAGATTGGCTATCAGCTGCTGATACCGAGCTTACAATGGAGCAATTTACTGGCGAAGAATGCACAAAAGGCGTCGACCTTTCAGAGTCGGACGACTTAACAGCCGATGTAACGTGTTTTACACGCGAGATAAACGGCAAATTACATTACTACTTCTTTGCGAAAACCTATGTAACAGAGGCTAAAGCAAACGAAATAGACATTTATCGTGACTGGGTAGACCAAGGCCACTTAATTGAATGCGAAGGTACCAGCATAGATTACGACGAAGTAGAGCGCGCTATCGAAACTGATAACGAAAACTACCAAGTGACCGGCTTATTTTACGACCCTGCAGGTGCAGCACCTATAGCACAGCGCGTACAAAACAGCACAGGCATAGAGCCAATTAAGGTATCACAAAATTACACCAATTTTTCACCGGCAATGCGTGAGTTTGAAAACTTACTCAGGCAAGGCCGCATACACCATAACGGTGATCCAGTTCTTACTTGGTGCCTAGGCAACGTAATAGCCAAAGAAACCATGGACGGTAAATACATTCGCCCAGTAAAAGAACATAAAGACAACAAAATAGATACCGCCGTCGCTAAGTTGCTGGCCTTCATTGGCTCATGGCAGCCAGAAGAAGATGATGGTTCTAATCAAGAATTTTTGGAATTCTAATGTTTAAAATCCCGTTTTTAAGTCGTAACAGCAGCAAAAGTGTGCCAACAGTCAATAATACTGCAGAGCAAAACACAGCGATGCAGGATATAAATAACTTGTCTGATTTGTTTGGCGTCATGCCATCTCTGGCAGGCCCTGCAGTAACACCTAAAACATCAATGAAAGTGTCAATCGTGTTTGCCTGTGTGCGTCTAATTGCCGGTGCAATTGCACAGATGCCCGTACATATCTATGAGCGTGGTGATAATGGCGATAAAAATCGCCTTGCTAACCATAACTTAGCTAATCTTTTTAACTTACAACCTACACCAGTATGGAGCGCTGCCGCGTTTTGGGAGTTCATGGTTTCAAGTATGTTATTACATGGTGATGGTTATGCGGTGTTATTACGTGATCGAAATGGTGATATAGAAGAGATTTTACCAATCAGCCCAGTAGGTATGAACGTTGTTAACAATAACGGCAGGCTAAATTACTTTTTTACATTGGATGGCAACGCCCGCGGTTTTGACCAAGACGACATATTACACTTTCCGGGCTTCGGTTTTAACGGCCTTAAATCTATGTCAGTAATTCAGTGGGGCGCTTTCAACAGCATTGGCCTTGAGCTTGCCATGGAGCAACACAGCGGCGAGTTTTTTAAATCGGGTTCAACTCAGCGCGTGGCAGTTGTTAAGCAAGGTAAGTGGGACGAAACACAAAAAGAATCATTTAGAAACGCATGGGTTAAGGCCTATGGTGGTATTGAAAACTCAAAATTTCCACTCGTGCTTGATAACAGCACAGACGTAAAGCAACTTAGCGTATCAGCTAAAGACTCACAACTGCTTGAATCGCGTGAATTTCAAATTACCGATATAGCCCGCGCATTTGGGTTACCTAGTTTTATGGTAAACCAAGAGCAAAAATCAACATCATGGGGCTCAGGTATCGGTGAAATTGGCTTATCGTTCTTACGTTTTACACTAGGGCCACACTTAAACCGCTTTGAACAAGAGATAAACCGCAAACTGTTTTTAAACAAACCGATGTTTGCCGAGTTTATAGCCGCTAATTTAATGCGCTTAACGCTTAAAGACAGAAACGAAGCCTACCGCCAAGCAATTGGTGGCTCACAAGGCCCCGGTTGGATGAGCATAGACGAAGTGCGTAAGCTTGAAAACCTCCCTGAAATTGGTGGTAAATACGCTTTGCCATACGACCCAATTGCAAATAATCAACCAATGGAAAACGAATCATGAATAACAGCCGCAAACTAATGCAGTTAGTTAAAAATAACTGCCAAAACCGTGACCAAGTTGGTTATCAAGTAAAACAGCAATCACCACTGGCCAACGCAGGCGAAAGCCGCCCAGCATTTTTGATTTACGATGTAATTGATCCATGGTGGGGCGTATCAGCAGAAATGATAAAGCGCGACTTGCTTAGCATTACTGATGCAACCGACATCGATGTTTATATTAACAGCCCAGGTGGTGACGTCTTTGAAGCAACCGCTATTTACTCAAGCTTAAAAGCGCACTCTGCAAAAATCCATGTTCATATTGATGGTATAGCAGCCAGTGCAGCAACACGTATTGCATTAGCAGGTGACACTATTGAAATAGCTGATTCGGGCTTTTATATGATTCACTACGCCTGGACACTTGCCCTTGGTAATGCACAAGAGATACGCGACACCGCCGATATGCTTGATAAAGTCGACAACACCATTGTAAACGACTACGAAAAACGCACTGAAGCAGGCGAAGAACAAGTGCGCACCTGGATGAAGAACGAAACATGGTTTACTGCGCAAGAGGCATTAGATCATGGCTTTGTAGATAGCATTATGCAAGATGGTACAAACGATAAATCCACCAATAAAGCGTGGGATTTAACGTCATATCAAAATGCACCTAAACCCCAACAACCACAAGATAAATTTGAGCAACGTGAGCGGCTAGAACGATTTGCCAACATGCTGCTAACTACTGGCTAGCTCCGCTGGCACCACTACTAAAGCACCTACGGGTGCTTTTTTTGTACTTAAAATTGAGGAAATATAATTATGTCTATCCAACAAAAGCGTGAGCAGCGAAAAGGTTTAGCTGTAACCCTAAACCAATTAGTAACGGATCACCCAAAAGACCAGGCTTGGGGCGAAGACAAGCAAAAGCAGTACGACGACCTAGTAAATAAAATAGATGCAATTGATGGCGACTTAGACCGCCAACAAAAAGTGCTCGACTTACAAGCTAAGTCAAAGCAAACCATTCAAGACCGTGCCGATAATAACGGTATTTCTACTGATGAAGCTGAGCATCAACTTCATCAAGAAAAAGCTGCTTATGCATCTTGGTTACGCGGTGGTATGTCGGCACTGAATGAAAACGAACGAGCAGCAGTACAAGCACGTATCGACAGCCCTAAAAATACTATGAGTACAGGGCAAGGTTCAGAAGGTGGCTATTTAACAGCTGATGAAATTGCACCAGGCATTTCACAAGCGCTTAAAGCGTATGGCGGCATGCGAGAGCTGGCAACAGTAGTGCCAACTGCAACCGGCTCTACAATTCCATGGCCTACAGCTAACGCAACGGCTGAGCAAGGCGAATGGTTAGCAGAAAATGGCACAGCAGATGATGAAGATACTTCATTTGGTGTTCGTAACATTGATACGCACATGATCAGCTCTAAAGTGATTGCGGTACCGTTCCAATTATTGCAAGACACTCAGTTTGACCTTGAAGGTTACATTAATAGTCAAATTGGTATGCGCATTGGCCGCACCTCAGAAGATGCGTTTATTAATGGTACAGGTACTTCAATGCCACACGGTATTTTAGCCGATACCACAGCGGGTAAAGTAGGGGGTTCAGGCCAAATTGCTACCATTACGTTTGATGACTTGGTTGATTTACAACACAGCGTAGACCCTGCGTATCGCCGCAGTATGCAATGCGGTTACATGATGAACGACGCTACAATCAAAGTAGTCAAAAAACTTAAAGACCTGCAAGGCCGCCCACTTTGGTTACCAGGTATGGAAGCCTCAGAGCCTAATACCATTTTAGGTAAACCGTATGCAACTAACCAGCACATTCCAACTATGGCGGCTAACGCTAAGTCGGTTTTATTTGGTGATTTCTCTAAATACATTGTGCGTGATGTATCGCAAATGTTGTTCTTCCGATTCACAGATAGCGCATATAGCCGTAAGGGCCAAGTTGGTTTCTTAGCGTTTATGCGCACTGGTGGCCGCTGCATCGATGTAGGTGGTGCTGTTAAGTACTACCAAAATGCAGCCGCTTAATTGATGCTCCAATTGCCCCTGTAAAGGGGCTTTTTTTATTTAAGGAATTTGACCATGGCAGCTAAAAAGCTAATTACTGCACGTGTACTGGTTGCATGTGTAATTGCAGATCAATCTTTTGAGCCAAACGCACTTGTAAAAGGCGATGCTGAGTTACTTGAGCCACTTATTAAAGTAGGCGAATTATCAAGTGACAAAGCAGCAGTTGACTACTGCAGCAAAGAGCTAGATGTAAAAGTTGTTGACCTTAATGCGACTGATGAAGACGCAGAAAGTGAAACCGACGAAAACACTGACGGCAAAGAGTAACAACAATGAAAATGCTCCGAAAGTTAATACAGGCGCCAAGTATTGAGCCATTCACTGTAGAAGAACTGGCAGCACATACCCATGCTGATGATGATCATCATGATTATTTGCAAAGTTTGGTACCTAGAGCGCGCAAACGTTTTGAACAACGTAGTGGCCGGTTATTAGTAGAGCAAACATGGCAGTTTGCACTACCCAATTTCTGCAAAGAAATACACCTGCCTTACGCGCCGCTTCGGAGCATCACATCAATTAAATATATTAATAACTTGGGGCAGCTCGTTACTATTGACCCAAGTGAATACCGTGTAATTGAACATGGATTAACGGCCACAATTACTCCTAAACTAGGTGGGCAATGGCCAGCTGTAGGCTTTAAAGTAGCAGATGCAGTGCAAATTGAATGCGTATTTGGACATGGTACCCTCACAAATGAGGGTACCATCATTGATAATGAAACACTTATAGACCAGGACAAATACGACCTAGCAAAACAAGCCATATTAGTACTTATTGGTGATTGGTTTCGTAACCGTGAAGACACTGCGCCCGTCAAACTTTACGACATGCCTAATGCATTCAAAGCTATTGCTGACGAACTAGCCGTGGAACTGCTATGAAATCGCTCCCAGCTGCTAAATACAACTGCAAAGCCAGTTTTGGTAAAGGCACAAAATCAAATGATGGCTATAACACTAACAGCCATCAACATGAGTTTTATAAATGGGTAAACATACAAACAGGTGCAGCAAAAGAGTTTGAGCAAAGCGGCCAATTAATGGGCGAAATAACTCACACAATCTCGTGCCGTTACAGCAATAAAATAACCCCAACACAGCAAATTGTTTATAAGCAACGCGTGTTTGAAATCATTGGCACGCCCGTTAATCAGGACTTTGCAAACGTATTAACTATTATCGCGGTGAAGGAGATAACACATGCTTGATACAGGTATTGATATTTCTGGCCTTAAAGAAATGGAAAAAGCACTGCTCGATATAGCCAAAGAAGTGGGGGCAAAAAAAGCCACCGGCATGATGACCAGCGCGATAAAACAAGGCGCCATTAAATATCAGCAAGGTATGCAGCGCAACGCACCCGAGTCAGACATAGTTCGTAAGGTTAAAACCAAGCGCGGCCAAAAAGTAGAGATTCGCCCTGGCTTTTTAAGATCGCGCATTCAAGTAAAAGCCAGCACCAACCGCCAAGGAAGAGAAACCCGCCGCTTTGGTAAAGGGGTTGTATCGCTAGTACGTGTTGGTGTGTTTAAAGTGCCTTACATTGTGCAAGTTGAATACGGCACTAACAACCAACAGGCAGACCCATTTATTCGCCAAGCATTCAAAAAGCGTACTAATCAAGCTGTTGTTGTCATAAACAGAAATTTAGCAAAGCGCATAAAGCTTGCTGAACGTCGCATTGCTAAAAAGAACAAACAAAAATGATAGAAAACAGCATACGCACAAAAGCACTCGCGTCATCAGCGCTTAGCGCCTTAATTGGCAATAACCTGCACTTTACTGTTAACCATAACTCAGATGATAACTATGTATTGCTTAGTGTGATCACAGATGACACACCTATCGAAATTCACATGGAAGACAACCAAAGCGAAGCACTCATTCAATTTGATTGTTACAGCAAACTACCTGCTACGGCCAAAGCCATAGCCAAAGAGCTTGATAACATTTTTAACAAACAAGGCTTTGTTGATAATGACATAAACGTGCAAATCGCATTAAAGCAAGGCCGCATACCTTACTTTGAAACCGGCTCGCATTTATACCGCGAGTCATACGAATATATTTTTAAATACCACACCATAAATAACGAGGTTTAAAATGCCAGCCACTCCAGTAACTACACCAGCCGCAGATACGGTTGATTCACATAAGTCTACACTGCAATTTTGTACTACGGGTGTAGGTGAAGTCGACGCTATTTTGCCAGGACTTGATATCATCCCACAAATTAACTCAGGCAAAGTGTATGAAGACGATACCGACATTGCAGCCGATAGACGTTCATACAGTGAGAAATGCCTACCTGAGGACCAAGATTGGGAGCTTAGTTTTCGCCATAAACCAGCCAATGTAGACCAAAAAGCGTTTTGCGATATGGTAAAGGCCGGCACACCTATTAGCATTAAAGTAACCCGCGCCAGTGGTGAAGTACAAGATGTTGAGTTTTTACCACATGACTACTTTAGTGGTGAATCGGGTAAAGATTCAGGTAAACAAATGTTTGCTTGCATTGGCAAACTTCAAGAAGTTGACTTCTCAACGCTACCTGCAGCTTAGGGGGGTTAAATGATTACAGCAGCCCAAATTATGGCGGGGAAGTTACCTACTTCTTCCCGTGAGTTTGACATTGAAGGAGTAGGCAAAATTGTATTACACCGACTGCCGGCAATGGATGAAGTAAAAGCCCGTGAGTTATTTAGCGATAAACACGCCGACCCTAAAAAGCTTGAGAAAATGGCGCAGCGCAATACTTACTACATGCTGCACGGCAAGTTTGACGATAAAGAAGCCGCTAAACTGCCTAATCTTATTGATATGCAGCAGCTGGGTATGATCCACACCACTGGGTTATTTTTCACTAACCTTGCTCAAGAGAACCTTGAGGCGATTGAAAAAAACTAAAACAGCAACCTGAGTTACAAGCGCTCTGCAACCTAGCAGATAGCTTGGGTTGCTCACTCTACGACCTTCATAAACGCTTATCAGCTGACGAACTGGAACTGCGCTTAGTCCACCAAGGGCTAAAAATGGGCCTGACATTCGACAGAAGCGAACAACGAAAAATTGAATACGAGCAAAAACGCCGCGAAGCCGAAGCGTTTTTAAATACCTGTCCTTGGCGTAAACAAAAGAGAAATTAACATGGCATCAATTGCAACGCTCACTATCGATTTAATCGGTAAAAGTGGCAAGCTAACTGCTGAGCTCAATAAAGCCAATAAAAAAACCTCATCGTGGGCTGATAAAACCCGCAAAATGGTAGGCAGTAGCGCTAAAGTAATGGCGGGGTTTGGTGCGGCAGGAGTAGCCGCGTATGCCTCTATTTATGCAAAAAATGCTGAGTTTATTGATCAACAAGCTAAAACAGCCGACCGTTTAGGTATTACTACTCAGGCTTTAGGTGGTTTGCAGCATGCCGCTAATTTATATGGTGCTTCTAACGAAGAGCTAAATAAATCACTGCAAACCATGCAAAAAAACCTAGGCCAAGTGGGGCAAACGGGCACAGGTGAAGCTAAATATGCGCTTGATGGTTTAGGTTTATCGGTTCAAGAGTTGCAAGGCCTGGCGCCAGAAGAGCAATTTAAACTGATTGCCGACAAGCTCAAAGGCGTTGAAGACCAAAGCCAAAAGGTTTACCTAGCACAAAGCTTAATGGGTAAGTCGGGCGCTAAGATGATCAACGTGATGGACGCCGGCGCTGATGGCATAACCGCCATGATGCAAGAAGCCGATGCTCTGGGTATGACGTTCGATCGCATCGATGCCGCTAAAGTCGAAATGGCAAACGATGCATTCGATAAAGCTCAAAAAACCACACACAGTTTTGGCCAAACACTAGCTATTGAAACAGCGCCTATTATTGGCGCTATTTCAGATATGTGGACCGAATCAGCAAAAGAAGCCGGTGGTTTTGGTTCTATTGCTCAGCAAGTAGTTACTAAAGTAGCCACAGGCATTGGCTTTTTAGGTGATATGGGCCGTGGTTTACAAGTTGTTTTTTTGCTTTTAAGGCAAGGTGTTGCTGAACTTGCAAATGTAGCAGTACAAAAATTTGCAAATATTGCCAGGGCAATAAATCCAGTACTTGAAGCTTTAGATATGGAGTCTTCAGGTTTAAAAGAGCTTGAATCATTTGGCGATTCATTTTCAGCTACAACTGACAAACTAGCTGAGGAACTTAGTGACTTATCAATGGCGCCTATGCCATCAGAGAAAATTAAAACGTGGATTGCTGAAGTACAAGACAAGTTTCAAGCCGCAGCCGAAGAGCAAGTAAACAACCCAAAAAAGAAAGACCTTAGTGATTTACTGGTAAACACGGACCCTAAAGAAGCGAATGAAAAAGCACAAAAGCTAATTGAGTCAGCTCGTAGCCAATACCAACAAATATTTGATGCGCAATTAGCACAAGATGGCAAAGAAGTAGAGCTCGAGAACCGTCGTTTTGAGCGTAAACAGCAAGAAATGGAACGTGAATTTCAGTTACTACGTGATAAAAACCTCATCACTACTGAGATAGAAGCAGAGTACAACACAGCCAAAGAGCAAGCATTAGCCCAGCATGAGCAAAATATAAGCATCATTAAGCAAGAGCAGCTTACCGCTCGGGAAGAAAAAGAACGCGAGCACCAAGAAAAGCTAGCCGAAGGTGAAGCGCAGCGAAACCAAATGATGCAAGAAGGCTATAACGGCTTGCTTAATGTAATGGGTGGCTACTTTGACGGTATGGAAGGCAAAAACGCCAGCTATGCCAAGTCAGCTATGGCTATAGGCGAAACAATGCTTGATGAAGAAAAGCGAAATTCAATGCAAAGTATTTGGACTAATACTTATGACACCGCAATGAAAGCTTATGGTGCGCTCGCTGACATCCCCTATGTGGGGCCTGTTCTAGGTGCAGCTGCTGCAGGTGTCGTTATAGCTGCCGGTGGTCTTTATGCTGCAAAAGTCGGTGGTTTAGCCTCTTTCAATGGTGGTGGTTATACATGGGATGGCCCACGAAGCGGTGGTCTAGATGGCAAAGGCGGCCAGTTGGCCATGCTACATCCTCAAGAAACCGTTGTTGATCACACAAAAGGGCAAAGCTTGGGCTCTAGTGTCACTGTAAATGTGATTGAAGATGCTAGCCGTGCAGGCTCGCAAAGTCGAAACCAGCTCAATGGTGAAGATGTTATTAACATATTTGTGAGTGATATCCGCCAAGGTGGCGAGACGTCCTCTGCACTTGAAAACACCTATAGCTTACAACGGCAGGGGGTATAAACGTGCTAGTAAAATACCCAAAAGATTTAAAACTGCCACTCGTTTCAAGCCATCGATTATCACAAAACTCTAATTTATTACGCACAGACATGGCAAGCGGCCGCGCTCGCCAGCGAAAGCGTTTTCAGTCGGTACCCACCACTATGGGCGCAACCTGGAAACTCAATAAATACCAAGCACAAATACTCGAAGGCTTTGTAACCCACGGCGTTAACGATGCTGTTAACTGGTTTTTAATGCCAGTTCGCACCCCTGAGGGCGTAATTGAACATGAAGTGCGGTTTATTCAAAGCCCGCTTGAGTCCTGCACCTACAATGGCGGGTTCTGGAACTACAGCGCAAATATCGAGATTAAAAAACGACAAGTGGTGAGTGAGGAAGCTACAGCTAACCGCTTGCTTGAACCAAACACAATTGAACAATTTGTAAATGGCGTTTCAGACGCTTTAGACACTTACCAGGAATAATGATATGAGCAATTTTTTTAGTTTAGTTACAGAATTAGAATCACTATTAGAAAAATTAAACACTATTTTAGCGGGGAGCGACAACGAAACGGTTAATGTTAATGGCGTAAATAAAGACAGTATTTCAAAAGCCATCAAAGATAATTTTGCGGCTCTACAAGCAATGGTTAATGGCCGCTTAAGTTACGAAACTAAATCAGCAATGGTTTCAGCAGGAGCCCCGCCAAACGGGGAGCTTGCAGAGGTATGGAAAGACCCAGCTGAGAGTTTTAATGGCATATATGGTTATTCAGCAGGTGAGTGGGTTAAGTCAGCTTATGACATCCCGACAATGATTGAGAAAGTTAGTAACTTGCAATTTTTAGACTATAAAAACTATCCATGTTTTATTAGAAATGGCTCTAATGATTTGAGTAGCTTAGAAAGTTACTATGCCCCAGATGGATTTAAAAGAGGCCATGTATATAAATCAATAAAAAGTTTAAAGTTATTAGAAGGCTTTGATAAAGATTGGATAATGAGAGTTAGAGTATTGTGGAATGATGCCTACCAAAGCTCAGGCCATAATTACTTTAGATTTATTATAGAGCGTTGGAACGGAACTGGTTGGATTTATGTGTTTGATACAGGGACGTTAGAAATGACAGAGTTAGGCTGGACTAATGACCAAACAGTGTTTTTTGAAGGAAGCTCTGAAATATCTTCAACTGTACGTAAGTTAAGTGCAATAATTGATTTGTCACTATTACCCGTAAATGTAGCAGCAATCCTTAATTCATCTACTGATCTCGAAAGCACTGCGCTTATAATATCACCTGATTGCGTAATCTCTGCTGACACCGAAACAGTCAAAAAAGCAAAAGAAAAGATTGAATCTGAGGGGTTAGATTTGTCAGGCAGTGTGTTTGAAGCGCCATTTATGTCCTTTAGTAATGACTTTATAAGCAGCATATGGATTAAATACGCATCTGATTTAAGCCCTCTAAATACAGAGTATTTACCCGGATATAAGAAAAAGCTAAAGTACCAAGCCTTTAAGCGCTTAGAGCTTTATGGCTTTAATAAAGAACAACCCCATAAGCTTTCTTATTTTTGGGTCGATTCCTATAATCCAGAGCAACACAAATACCGGTTAATATTTGAAGCTTTTGATGGTTCTAGTTGGAATAAGGTTTTTGATGTGTCTGGTGATAAGGAAGAACTAGGTATTGTTGATGGTGAAATCTACACTTGGATAGCCACATATCAAGGTCGGAAAATAATTGCCGATATAGATTTTTCTAATCTAGCGGTTAACGATGGCACTGCATTAAATCCTGCTGAGCCCACGCTGATTGTATCCAAACTTTGCTTTAAAAGCTCAATAGAAGATGAGCTGCTTAAATACAACTCAGCTAAGAAAGTTTTTCGCTCAAAGCAAAAGCCTACATTTGCTTTCATTTTTGATGATTTGAATGCGACAGATAAAGCAGTCTACAAACTATTTAGAGAGTTTAATTTTCTACCAAGCTTTGCATTGAAAACAGGAAACCTTAATGCATCAAATGCCGATGAATATAGAGACTACTATTTAAATGGCTGCTCCATATTAGCCCACTCAGTAACCCACCCTGTGATGTCGAATACGTCTATAAGCGCTGAAAACGTTGATCGAGAAATGGTGGATAGTAAGAATGCTATTGAGTCTTTTGGTATGAAAGTTAGCGGGTGGGTAACACCGTCAAGCGTTTTGCATGATAGCTTCTTACCGTTGATGGAGAAGAATTTTGGTTATGGATTCACCAACAAGAATGCAGGTGTATATAACTCAACATTAGAGCCAATAAAAATGGGCCGATACGGGTTAGAGTCAGGAATGTCTAATCATAATATAGAGCAAGTAAAGCTGAGGGTTGATAGTGCAATTGAAAAAAGTGAACTGCTTGTATTTTATGGCCACAAGCTACCAAGTACTTATCTGAATCAAGACGGCACACCTTACATGACGGAAAACGACTTAAGAGAGCTTCTAACGTATCTTAAGGAACTGTCAGATGATGGCCAGTGCTTAGTGTTAAGTTGTGATGAAGCCGTTGAATCATATTACAGCTTTAGTTGATAAATCATGAGCACAGTACTCCAACGTGTTTACGCCAGCGCTCCAGTCAATGACCTGCCAATTCACACATTAGAGCTGCAAGCCGATTCTTTATGGACATTAAGAATTTGTGAAGGTTTTAATGATGTAACAGCAGGTATTGAAGGGGGCGAATTGGTTACCTTTTTAGCCAGCGGGATGGGGGTTTCACTTCCAGCCCGCGGCGTAAAGGGGCGGCAAGACTTACAATTTCAAATTGATAATGTGACTGGCGAAGCACTAATCAAAGTAAATCAGGCTATTGATGCGGGTTTGACAATCAAAGTAATTTACCGTGTTTATACGTCGAGTAACTTAACCGCGCCCGCAGAGCCACCGATTGAAATGAGGGCGGTTGATGTTCAGGCCACTGCATCAAGTTTAAATGTAGTTGCCTCATTTAATGATTTGGTCAATAAAGCCTGGCCTAAAAACCGTTATACCCCAACCATCGCACCTGGGCTTAAATACTTCAGCTAAATATGCTTCATACAATTAATGATTATTTAAGTGTTCCTTACGTGAATGAGGGGCGCGATATGTCTGGATTTGACTGTTGGGGGCAAACTCGTCACCGGCAGCACTATGGTTATGGAAATCCGCTTTTTGAATCGTTTGGGCATATTAACCCAGACGATAAATATTCCCTCACAAATGCTTACTTCCAGATAGTTAACCAATTTGTTTTATGTGAACCAAAGCCAGGCGCCGTTGTATGCGGTTTCAAAATGGGTAACTTAATTCACATTGGGACAGTTGAACACATTGATGGCCAATTGGCCGTTTTACACACATCACGTAAAAAAGGCCCGTCAATTGTTAGCGTTGACGACTTTAAACGCTTATTTATTGAGGTTAAATTTTATGAATATGTGGGTTGATATAAAAGTTTACCCTAACAAGTTAGATCCATCCGTCGTGGAAATGTGTAAATGCGAACTTGGCATAACATTACATGATTGGCTGACTACAAATGTACCTGCTTACTTTGAAAGTGATGAGCCGCTTTTTACAGTAATAGTAAATAGTAAAATACTCGTCCCAGGCAACTGGAAAACCTATCAATTCTCACAGAATGACGATGTAAGTATTATTGTTGAACCAAAAGATCCAGCCACAATTGCCTATGCAGTCATTGCCATTATTGCAGTGGGTTACGCGGTTTACACTGCAAATCAGATCCCTGATAACTACAATTCAACAACCCCAGATGGTAGTAGTATTTATAATGTAAATGCACAGGGTAATAAGCCTAAACTCATGGGGATTATTCCCGAAGGAGCAGGTCGGCATTTAATTTATCCTGATTATTTAACAATGCCGCGCCGAGAATATATCGATAACGAGCAATGGCTTTATTTAATGCTATGTGTTGGTGTTGGTGATTATGAAATATTGCCTGAAGAAATATTTATTGCTGACACACCTGTAAGTAGATATACCGGTGATGTTGATTATCAGATTTTTAGGCCTAGCGAAAATGTAACGAGCCACGAAGCTTATCGCAATGTTTTTACATCAAGTGAAGTTGGCTCAACATCAGGAAGCACAGGTATTGAGCTTAAAGGTGCTGTTACAAGCTCTGGTGGTAACAATAGCACGTACTTTTATACATTTATAAACGACACGTTAGTTGTGTATGTGGCTGAATACGAGCCAGAGATAGGGCCTATTCGTTACAAAACAGTGCCGCCGTTTGATGTTGGTGAAATACTAACAGTTACAGGATCTATAGAAGGGCAAAACGATGGCTACTATGAGCTATTAGCCAAAAGCTCAAATGGGAGCCAAGTAAATAAAGTCGACAGTCAATTTCAAGACGACCCCACATGGACTGAGTTTGTTACAGAATATGACTCTAGCGCAGCAGTGGATGCAGAGGAGCGTGGTGGAGATGGTCAGTTTAACGGTCCTTTTTTCGCGTGTCCTGATGGCGAGTTAACAGATAAGTTATGGTTAGATTTTTATTTACCTAAAGGTCTTGGTGAACTTGATGATGATGGTAATTTTTTAAGTCGTAGTGTTGCTGTTCGAATTGAGTATAGGGCAGAAGGTGCGCAAAACTGGACAGCGTTACCTGATCAAGTATTTTCAAATTCAACTAATGACCAGTTAGGGAAAACAATACCGTTTACACTGCCATTGTTGATGCGCCCTGAAATACGCGTTAAGCGCGTAACAGCCGCCAGTGATGACACTCGCATTTATGATGATGTATTTTGGACCGCATTAAAAGCTGAGTTGCAAAGCGCCACAAGCTACGATGGCCTAACTACTATTGCAGTAAAAATTCGTGGTACCAATGCATTAGCCGGCTCTGCGGAGAATAAATTCAAAGTAATTGGCACCCGAATTTTACCTGTATACGAAAACGGCGTGTGGAGCTCTCCAAGGCCAACAAGAGATATAGCGCCTTTTTTTGCGCATGTAATACGAAGTTCAGGACACAGTGATAGCAAAATAGGACTTCAAGCACTCCAAACATTACACCCCGTTTGGCACAACCGAAATGATGAGTTTAATGCGGTGTTTGATAGTGAAAGCACCATGTTTGAAGTCTTAAAGCGAGTGCTTGCTGTTGGCTTTGCCGAGCCAACCATTGACTATGGCCAAATCACCCCTGTGCGCGACCAAAAGCGAACTATCTATAAGCACATGTATCAGCCAGATAATTACATAGGCATGCTAAAGCGCTCTATAAAACTGATTGATGACGACGAACCCGATGGTATAGAAGTGGAATACTTCAGTCCAATTACATGGAAGTCAGAAACTATCCTGTGTTTATTACCAGGTGATTTGGGGATTAATCCTGAAAAAGTAAGAGCATTTGGCATTACAAATCGAGACAAAGCTTATCAATATGGTATGCGTAAGCGCCGTAGTCGTCGCTATCGCCGTACACGTTTTGACTTTAAAACAGAAATGGATGCTCTCAATTCACGCTATTTAGACTACTGTGCACTTGCCGACGATATACCAGGCTTTGAACAAACAGGTAGGGTTTTGTTAGTTAATGGCCGTTCAATATTTGTTGATGATGATGGCTTGGACTGGCAAACAGGCGAGGAGCATATATTAGCGATCAGAAAACCAGACGGTAAATTATCCGGCCCATACAACGCTACAAAAGGAAGTGCTAATAACGAAGTGATAATTGATGACGACCTAGACTTCACGCCAGTATTTGACGGCTCAATAGAACCACCTTTGTACATGTTTGGTATCAACGAACGTTGGTGCAACGGCGTATTAATTCGCGATATAAAACCATCATCCACAGACCAAGTAAGCGTAACCGCAGAGTTAGACGATGATAGAGTCTATTTAGACGACGATAGCACCGCACCAAGCGAAGAAAATATAGTTATTCCACCCATATATTCTTAATAACAAAAAGCCGCAGATTAGCGGCTTTCTTTTTTCTTGTCCCATCTATTGAACATGCCGTTAAGGACAATGGCAATACCTAACCCTATTAAAAAGCCAATGATGTTACCGTAAATGGTTAGCACAGCGATTAGCGCTATTAAAAATAACGCTACAATAATTTTTAGAACTCCTGACATCGTTTCTCCCTAAATATTTTTTATTATCTAATCATAAACATCGTAATATGCGAATTCAATTTTAGCTACTGCTGAATCTTTATTTGATCTGGCGAATAAATATTTCTTATGCTTGAGAGTGTGTTCTGGGAAGAAAGTAAAAACAAATAATACAAATATAATACAAATATAGTACAAATGAGCTTTTAGAAGTTACATTTCAATTTGGTGTAAGTGCAGGATATTAAAGGGGAAATAATGGTCGGTATGGAGAGATTCGAACTCTCGACCCCTGCCACCCCATAAAAATCACCCGTGCTTTATCGTGTACAAAAGTGGCTAAAAGTGTTCTACAGTGAAGTATTCAAAGTAATTGTAAGTTATTGCTATTGAAAGGATTAAGCTTTTAAATTATACCTAGTGAACAAACGTGAAGTTTAGTGAGCTCAAATCAGCTCGTGCGATAAGTGTGCGACAAAATTTTTGACTTAACTCTAGGTGTGCGAAAAATGGCGTCAATCAAAGTAAAATTAACTGAATCTATACTCAAAAATACCCCTTTGGAAATTACCAAAATCAATGATACTGAGATTTCCGGTTTTTATTTAAATATTGGTAAGCCAAATAAAGAAGGAAAGCGCTCACAGGTATATTATCTGTATTACCGCCTAGGAGGCCGAGGTTCGAAAGAAAGAAGGTTAGCCTTAGGCAACTCATCGGTGATAACAGTGAGTGAGGCTAGGCAGCTTGCTAAGCAGTATATTGGTGATGTGTCGCGCGGTATTGATGTTTTTTTACAAAAAAAGAAAGCAGCGCTGATTGGAAAGCAAGAAAGCACCTCACCGACAATCGCAGTTCTTGCGAATGAGTTTATTGAAAGAGATATTAAAGCTAATCGTAAAGGTGTAGACCCTGTAATAAGAATGTTTGAAAAAGACATTTTGCCATTTATTGGCAACTATAAACTTAAAGAAATAACCCGCCGTGAAATTTTCAAAAAAGTTCTTGATCCAATAACAGATAGAGGTGCTAAAACGCAGGCGAATAAAACACTATCTATCCTTAAGCAAATGTTTAATTTTGGTGTTGATCGAGATTTAATCCAAGGTAATCCAATTAGCACAGTTAAAAAGAAGAGTGTAGGTGGCCTTGAAAAGTCGCGAACCAGAGCGCTGGAGTTTGACGAAGTGATTCAAGTATTTGACCGCCTACCAAAGCTAGGTATCAGCCAGCAAGTTATTTACGCATTGAAATGTATTACTTTAACCGGTTGTAGGCCAATAGAGGTCACAGGCGCACAATGGCAAGAATTTGATTTTGATAAAATGATATGGACAATCCCAGCCGAGCGCGTCAAGCAAAACAAAGATGGCGAAAGAACTCATAAAGTACCGATTACTCAAAATATGCTTATTTTGCTTGATGAGTTACGGGCAGCATTCGGTTATCTCAACTCTAAATATGTATTTCCGAGTACAACAACTAATAAATCAGGCCCAGGTGAGCAACCGATTGACAGGCACTCACTATCACGTTCCATAAGTCGTAAACAAGAAAAATTGGGAGTCCCAAAATTTGTACCTCACGATTTACGAAGAACAGTTGCGACTCGTTTAGGTGATACCGATGTTGAAACAGACCCAATAGTGATTGAAAAAATTCTAAATCACCAATTACAGGGGGTTCAGGGGGTTTATAATATGCAGGAATATATGGAGGCTAGAAGAACTGCATTGGAAAATTGGGGAAAAAAGTTATCAATTGATAAGTATTCAGTTAAGTGACTGTTTGATATTGAAAAATCAAGTAAAAGTCAATTATATGGGAAAGCAAAATAGTTTGTAGTTTATTATTTTTTGTATTGATATCGATGATTTATAGGATAGTTATTTTAGAAAAATGTACGATATATCTTACATACTTAAATAAAAGTACTTGTTAATATATGTTCAAATAACGGATGATTTGAATATGCAATTAAAAAAGAATGACCTTTGTGATGTATGTAGTACTCAATTAAATATCAGTGGCACTCATTGTGATGTTTGTTATTCAGATATTGGATTTCCTAATATAAGGAAAGCTGAAAGTGAAGAGGTTGAACTTCAAGAACGCTACGAACTCGCGCATAGTTCCATAAAAGTTCAAGGTAATGAAGTAGAGTCTGAAAATTTCGAGAATTTTGTTGATAGTTCCTTTGTTGTGATGAATAGAAGCTTTACTGATGTATTTAATGTTCTTCAAAGTAACAGAAGTATTGTTCCTTTCCATAAACAAGTAGCTTCTAGTATGAGAAGCTATGAGCAAAATAAATACGACTTGAATAGAGATGCTTATGAATCAAAAGTAAGCCCAGGCTATTATGAAGATATCCATTATGGCTTATTAGCTAAAGATGAAGGTGGTAGCGGCTATTATGGGGATGTTTCTATTAAATTTGGTGAGAAATTTATAAAAAATAGAACGTCTTTTTTTCAAGACGATACGTACGATTTTTGTGATAAGCATCAACTCGTGGTAACTGAAGATGCACCCAAAGGCTATAGGTCAACGTGGAAAAATCGAAAAAAACTAGCATTAATTAAGTTACATCCTAATATAAAAAAGGGCATGTCAGACTCTGATATGGCTAAACTCTTGTTTGATACTGATACAAATAGCTACATAGAGGCTCATATTTATGGAACAATATCAAAAGAAAGTTTTGAGAAAGTTACGATTACTAGCAATCCTATAAGAAAAGGTAGTAAGGGTTTAATTTTCGGAATCATAGATATTTTAGAAGAACTCAAAATACCGTATGAAGAGGTGAAAAGCTAAAATGGATGCATATATTTCAGGTTCTTCAGGCATAGCTGTTCAAGTTGATGGAACAGCTATTAATATGTTTAAGGCAGACACTCAAGAGTTTAAAAAAATAAGAGCTGGTGTTCTTTCTGATTTGCGCCAGAAAGAGGATTGTGTTCATTTAGTTAATACTTCCAAAAGTGAAATAAAGAAAAAACTATATAGAGAGTCTACAAATTCTGATTGTTTAACTATGTTTTTAATGCTGTTTGATTCTAGAGTATCAATTAAGACTAAGCAGGTTTTAGTGACAGAATTAGATGATATCTTTATAGATGATCCCGAATCTTTGAGGTATGTCAATCAGATTGTTTTTACACGTAGTTTAGACCTGTATGATGCTGCATCACTTCAGCTAGTTCTCAATCTCGATAGCAAGATCACAGTTAACCTTCTCAAAATCTTATTAGATAGCCAAACTTTAATAAATGAAATTTCAATTGGTATTAAAGAAGTATGTGGTAAATACAATTTCTCAAATGAAGATTTTGCTTTTATAGAGGGATTCCTTGCTAAGAACGGAGTGCTCAGCTTACTTAGTAATAAAAAATTGAATTTAAAATATATACAACAAAAAATTGCTTTCGATTTGCTTTGTAAGTTACGTGAAAATAATATACAAAATGCTAAGCCCTTCACTGATGATATTTTTAATATCTTTAAACCTCACACTATTGTTGGAAATGTGGAAGATATATCCAACGATTTAACTCCAGATAACTCTTTTGCTAATTTACCTCATAAAAGGGCTCGAAAAAGTACGATTAGCTCTTCTGAAGCTAAAGTCGGTGTAGACAAACAAATTAGAAGTGTTTACCTGTTAATGAGAAGTTCTAAACACGAAGAAGCAAAAACTGCGGTAGAGACCCTAGTTTCATCGCAATTACATAATGATGGTCATGGTAAGTATGCTGCTTTATCTTTGTGTAGTTTGTCCGAGTATGCAAAAAAGCTCCAATTCTTCGATTTACAATACTTATGGGCTGTTCGTGCAACAGAAGTTGCGCCTGATGACTATAGAACTTATGGCCATGCTGGTGACGCATCCTTACACCTAGAGCGTTTTGAAGACGCATTGAATTTTTTCGACAAATCAATGAATGGTGATGTTAATAGTCAACTATATGGTTTAACTGGCAAAGCTCGTGTATTCAGGGAGAAGCATGATTTATGGACTGCCTTAAAATATATAAATGAAGCCTGTCATCTAAATGAAGTAGACCATAATGCGCTTGCTTGTAAAGCTGAAATAACAAAGGGCCTAGGTAAATATACTGACGCAATAGATGTATATAAAAGAATTCAGGCTGAGTTCCCCAGTGAGTCTAGAGGTATGATTGGAGAAGCCTCAGTTCTGTCTGATTTAAAAAAATATAAAGAAAGCCTTAATCTGTATACAAAAATCTTAGAATTATTTCCTGATGATGAAACTTCGAAGATAGTAAACTTCTCTATTGCTTATATTAATGCAAAACTGGGCAATTTCACCACTGCCAAGGTGTATTTAGAGAAAGGATTTAGCATTACAAGCTATGAGGATTATGTACCTGATTTGACAAAGTCAAGGATTTTGAATTTAGAGGGCAAGTCAAAAGAAGCTATAAGTTACTTGACTTCCGTTTGTAGAAAAAAACCACACTTCAAAGAATTGCATTTAGAGTTACTCCATCTACTTCTAGTCACACGTGAGTATTCAACAGGTTTAGATTATTATCACGGACTAAGTGTTGCAGTAAAGAATAATCCTTTAATTAAACTGAAATATGGTTTAACGTTGAAAGGAATTGGTCAGTTTGAAAGTGCTTTAAAGGTTATTGATGAAGTTAAGATTGCTTACCCTAAGTTGCTAATTGCATCTATTGAACGTGCCAAAGTATTAAAAGAAAAAGGTGATTATTGGGCAGCTAGAAAAGAGTATGAGAGTGTCTTGGTTCATAACTCTCGTGATAGTCGAGCTTTGATAGGCATACAATTTATTAATGCTATTGAAGAGAAAGCTATTGATTTAACAAATGTTGAAGATGTTGAAAATAAATATTATTTAGACATTGATTCCGCCAACAGTCTTTTCAACAGTGCAATCCTTAGATTCTCGTCAGACAGGCAATCAGCCAAAAAAGATATTTTACTGGTAAAAAATACAAAGCTTAACATTCAAGGTGTGTTTGGTGCTCAAGTTAATTCTTTTCTATCGATTGCGAGCTTGAGCTTAAATCAAAAAAATGCAGCACAAAATCAAGTAAAAAAGGTTACTAGTTTTGAGGACGCGATTCAAAAAGCTATTATATATGGATTACAAGGTAAAAAAGATATGGTTTTAAGGGCCCTGAATACTCCTAATATACATTATCCTCATTATGCAAAAGATGTGAAAAAGCTTGTAATTGAAAAATTCTTAGAAGCCAAAAATGATCCAATGCATAGCATAGAGAATATTCAGCGCAAGCAATTGAAAATGATGTACATAGCAGCATAA